ATACGATCTTACGATCCCTTGGAATGATGTTGTTGCCATAGTTATGTTCTCCTAGTTATTCCAATCTAGTCTCTAGGCCGTCGACTATACGCGTCTAGATTAGAAGTTAATGTATAGTTGTATAAATATAGCTTAATTTTTTAAAAAGAGCAAGAGGTGGCTTATATTTCTCTCACTTTTATTACAATTATATAACTAGTTTAACTAGCTATAAATGCTGGATCTTCTTCTTCGCTTAAAACAAGGTTATTTTCTTGTCTAGCGGCTTCTTGATCCTGTTGAAGAATTTGTCTTTTAACTTCCTTCAACTCAACTTCTAACCACTGCATATCAGTCGTTAGTTTTCCCTGTTCAAGATAAGACTTGTTCCACTGTGATTCCAAGTCTATTTTCTTGGCCAGAAGTGATTGGGACAATGATGTCACGTTCAACCTCCTCATAGGTTATATAAGAGAAATTACTCATCTCATTACGATTAATTAATTTCTCTAGTTGTTCTTTACTTATTTTTCCCAGAAAGTCAAGTACTTTCTGGTGTAATATTTCTGTAACAGAAATAGGTTCAGATTCCAAGGTAAATTGGATTTTTATGCCGTCTAGAAATACTTTTATTAGGTAGGTTTTCATCTTCTCACGGATGTTTTTATAATGAATTATAGGGCGGGTCAAGCCCGCCCTATAATAAAAGTCTTTACGCTCCTGATGAACCGAAAGCACCTCTTGGGTCAGAGAAGCCGAAGCTGTATCTCTCCCTAGCTTTGTATCTTACGTTACCAGTTTCAAAATCTCCCTCCATAGAAGTTCTAATTGGGGATCTTTCAAAGTATTTTAAGCCATTTGGTACATCTGTAATGATGAAGAATGCATCAGAATCAGTTAAGAAATGGTTCACAACATAACCTTGTGGAATCATTCCCATGTTTTTGATTGCATTGATATCATTGTCAGCTGTTCCAACTCTACCAGCAGAAGACATTAATCTGTCTGCAGTAAATTGCTGTTCAGAAGGGATGATTAATTTCATACCTTGAGCTGCAATTTTTAAACCTCTTTCATCTGTGAAAGCAGCAATATCTATTAAAGACTGCTCTAAAGATGTTTCATTTAAATCAGCTTGTGTTGCAAGCGTGTTTCTAAATGTTCCAGAGATTGTAGCGTGAGTCGTAGAGAATAAAGGAGATCCGTCACCACCTAAATGGGAAGTGCTGAATCCGTTATTCAATACGTTAGCCGCAGTTACCTGCTTTGTATTCGCCATAGATCTAGCTAATGCTTTTGTATATCTAGACGCTAGTCTGTCATACAAGTTGTCCTCGATCGCTTCTTCAGTGATCGCGAATGCAAGAGCTATAGTATTGTGCGTATATCTAGCAGTGAAAGTTTCTTGTGCCTGATCGTAGTTGACACCAGATCCTTCAGCTTTGATGGCAGCGTTTCCGAAACCAGATAACATAACTTCTTCTTCAAAAGCTCTGTCAGAAGTTTCTTTCACGAAGATTTCTTCGTGTTCGCTGTCATAACGTTTATATTCAAGTCCAAACAGAGCGTTTAAACCTGGTTCTAGTTCTTTAACTAGTTGTGATCTTGAGATAGCCATAGTTTATATTCTCCTGTTATAGTAATTGATGACTCTTCGAAACTCTAACAATGAAATCTTCATTTGTTACAGCTTCTTCGTTACCTATAAATGGTGAAGTATTCACCACAGTAACTTGTCCATTAGCCGCTGAAGATGAAGTAGCTAAATCAAGATAAGCGCCAGAAATACCATTATTAGTATTACCTGCTGCATATACTTGATCAAAACTAGTTCCAACTGCAGTTGTTCCTAGAGCAGTTCCCGTAGATTTAACGAGATAGAGTTGATTTGGGTCCGTTATTACAAACGCCTGAATTTCACCTTGAGTGATATTCGTTTGTGAGTAAAAATTAACGAACTTTGGTTTTTTAGTTGATGGATCCGATTCTATCAAGCAACCATTGAATACACCTAATACACTAGACAGGGATGAAGTATCTACTACGATAACTCCACCTGTTGCATTAAGTTTAACAATATCTCCTTGAAAAATAGACGAGCTGTAATTGTCCACGATCACAAATTGATCTTGTCCGCCTGCAGCTGGATTCCCACCAAGTTTGCCTAGCGGTCTAAAACCGAAGGCAGCCGTTGAGTTTGCCATATTTTTTTCTCCTTAAGTTTATTTAAACTTTGTGGTTAGGAATTACTAAATAATTAGTTTTTCTTTGAGCCACCAAAAGTTACACGAGTCTGCCTATCTTTACTGATTGGCATACTTGGATGCTGTTCCTTAAAAGGATCGTTTGCAATAGCTTCTTCTCGGTCTTGAGTTCTTTTTGCAAAGTACTCTTCGCGAGATTTTGCGATCTCTTCAGGTATCCTAGCCAGCAATAGGCCACCAACTCCAATCACTCCTGCGTATTTGCCGTCTTTGACTGCCGGATAGTTAGAATTAGGATATTCATCCGCTCTAACAAATTCCCAACCAGATCTCAATTTACCTGAAATGTTCTTCGTATCATCGAAGCCAACACTTTCGGCTCTTATCCATCTATGTCTAAATCCGTCTGGCGCAGGTGGTGCATCCAGAGATGATGGTGGAGTCCAAACTTTAGGTCTATCTGTTTTAGTCCTAGTTTCGCTCGCACGGGAAGTCTTAATATTTTTGTCTTTTTCCATATGCCTATACCTCCTTCGTGGTTAAATGTTTCGCATATTCTTCTAGTGGCACACCTAATCTTTTAGCAATTGCTACTTGTGATGGTGTGAGTCTCACAGTTTTTTTGCGTCCTGATTGGCTAGGACGATTAGCCGAAGCTACAGTTTGAGCAGGTTTTGCTCTTTCTATAGTTGTATTTGTTTCCTTTGTAGCAAATTTATGGGGAAATTCAAGTCTTATTCTTTTATCAATTTCATCATAATATTCATCACTTTTTGGATCTATACCTTCTTCTTCTACAAGTTTTTTATGTAAATCAAACGCAGTATAAGTCATTGCAGAGTCTTGACCAAACCAACTATTTCTTGCTGCCCAATCTTCCGCTTTAGGATCAACTTGTGCAGTTTGTGTAGTTTGTTGTGGTGTAATATTAACCTCTTTTTGTTTAGCTGTTGATTCTTCTTGAGCAACTTTCATTGCTCTTAATCTTACAGCTTCCATAGTTAATTCAGCAATTTGTTGCTGTGCATTAACTTGAGCTTCTACGTCTTGATTATCGATTGCTGATTTAAGAGCTATTTTAGCATTTGCTAAACTAGAATTAACTCTAGTTTCAAATTCAGATACATATCTTTGATCTGTTTTTAATATTCTAGATTCAATTTGATCTTTTTCTCTTTTAACAGATTGAGCATAAGCTACTGCTTCTTCTCTTTGTCTTTCAGCTTCTCTCATTTTTTGAGTTAGTTTAGCAATACGTTTTTTAACGCTTTCGCTATATTCTTCTAACCCATCTTTTTTCTCTACAGGTTTTTCAACCTTCGCTTCTACAACAGGTTTTTCTTCCTCTTGTACAACTTCAATCTTCTCTTCCTTTTTCTCTTCCTTTTTCTCTTCTGCAACGGCTTTCGTCTGCTCGTTGTTGTCCAATGTAATTTCAGCGCCTTCTTCTTCGCCGACATCTATCATTGGTTCTTTTTTCTTATCTTCCATTGGCATAGTGCCTCCTATGTTTAAATATGATGAAGAACATCTTCAGGATTTTTTATAGTCCCAAGTACTTCGTCATCGTTTAGTAGTCGCACTTCTCCACCTTCTATTGGTAATCTTGAACCCGCGTAACGAGCAAAGATAACCCAATCTCCTTTTTTGCACCATGGACCAGTTGGATAACGATCTTTATCGTTATAAGCTAATGGTCCAATTTTTAAAACATAACCACAGTTTGTAGCTATTCTTAATTTGTCTAATGATTCTTGTGATATAATAATTCCACCTTTAGTTTTATCTTTAGGTGTAAATGGTAATACTAATAATCTCCAACCGGTAGGATTAGGTAAACTATCTACTAGTGATTCTGTAATATTTTCTGCTCTTACAGTTTTATCTTCTATTTTTTTATTTTCTTTTTGATATTTTTCTTCTAGACCTAAAACTCTTTTAGGTATTTCATTCGAGTTTAATAATGTTTCCTTGCTCATTTTCCTTAAGCTCCTTTTTGTTTAGCAGGTTAGAGATTTCCTGTAATAAAAATTCGTATGTTCGAATTTGTCCGAGTATATACTTGTAATCTGACATATTGTCAACCCCACCAGATGTTACCATTGTTGTTAAATTGGACAACTGATTTTTCATAAATCGTTGTAATTTACTTGCTACGTCTACGTCTTCCATCTCTTCTCCTTTTGTTTATATTAACATTTCCATCTTCTACGTGCTTGACGAAGTCTTGAATTTGGATCTTTTGCTGCTTTTGGAAACATCTTCATTTGACCGGCAGATCTTGCACAGTATGATTTTCTTCTTTTAGCAGATTTAGATCCTGGTTTAACTTTACCAGTGACCGCAGTTGATAGTTTAGAACCGGGATTCATTCTTCTATAAGCCATAACACCAGCTCGTGTCATACCTGCTCCAGACTTTGTAGGTCTAAAGTTCTTTTTATTTTTGGCAGGCATATTATCTGCTCTACCACCTGATGCCATCATTGCTACACCATTTCCTCGT